CACAATCGCTTCGACCACCTTTACTAACACTGGCGTAGGCACGACTGGCACACTCCAAGTCGGCGCAAGCGGTCCTAAGCTGACTGCGGTTAGCTACGGCACGGCTGCGTTTACCTTGTCTACGGTGGCAGCGCATAACGGTGCTGGAACAACCAACGGCACTCGCGCTCTTACTGGCACTGTGATTGGCGATATAGTCATTGGCTCGCTTGACTCACTTGGATCTGCCACTGGCTCTACTGGACTGATTATTGGCTTTCATACCATTGGTTCAGATGTGGTACGCTTTTCCATCACCAACCCAACTGGCACTGCTGGCACAGTACCCGCTGGCACATTACAAATGACCGCACTAAGGTTTACGGCTTAATTTTATGGCAATCAAATTTAATCGTTCTCAAACATTTGCTACCAACGGCACGGTCACTGCGCCTAGTCTGCATAATTTGGTTGATGGTTTAGATATTTACCAATCCCTAATTACCGACCAGACCAATGTAACCAGCGTCAGCACGGCAGATGAATTGCTTATTGCTATTGCCGCTGGATCTACTGGAGACGCACCCAAAGCGGTTACAGTGCAGGAACTATTCCAAGACGCACTGTCGGTTGGCACTTATACTAACGCCAACATCAGCGAGGCGTTAAGCTACGGCACTGCTACGGGAACTAGGTTGGTTTCCGCCAATGCCACAATCACGACTGGCACAATTACGACTGGGGTGATACCTACGCTAACCTCATCTACCGCCACATTTGGTACAACTACCTCAACAGCGGCCACGATTACCAGCGGAACAGTTCAGACGCTGACTGCGGGTACTGCCAATATTAGTCAAGGATCTGCAATGCTTACCCAAGGAACAATTTCTACGCTTAACAGCACTCTTGGAACAATTGCCACGCTTAATAGCACAACTGGAACTATTGCTACGCTAAATAGCACTACTGGAACTATTGCCACGCTGAATAGCACCACTGGAACAATCCCAACCCTAGTCGCAACAACGCTTGTTACGATAGGCACAGGCACAAGCGCAGCACCAGCAATCGTTCCAACTGGCGATACCAACACTGGAATCTTCTTCCCAGCCGCCGACATATTGGCCGCAACAACTAACGGCACAGAGCGTCTTCGCATTGCTCCTGATGGTCAAATTGGAATCGGTGGAGCAAATTACGGAACTAGCGGTCAAGTTCTAACAAGCAATGGAACTTCATCTGCTCCGAGTTGGCAGTTGGTGTCAGCAATTACAAGCGGAACCGCTGTTGCCTCTACCACCGGCACGGCCATTGATTTTACTGGTATTCCGAGTTCGGCAAAAAGAATTACCGTAATGCTTCAGGGTGTAAGCACAGACGGGACTTCTGGGCTAACACTTAGAGTTGGCACATCAGGCGGTTTTGTTGCTGGAGCAGGATCTTATCTTGGCGCAAGCGATTCTCAAGGGGCATCAGTTGCGCCAAGTAATTTTTCAACAGGATTTAACATGGAGGATGCGTCTGCTTCGGCAACCACAGTTCGTCATTATGTTTGTGTTTTGACAAATATTTCTGGAAACAACTGGATGTATGTGGTTTTGGGTGGATCTAGCGATGTGGCAAATATAACAATGGGAGGAGGATCAATATCCGCCGCATCACTTGGTGGTACATTAGATAGGGTTAGGATAACAAGCATAACTGGAACCAATAATTTTGATGCGGGTTCAGTTAACATCATGTACGAAGGATAATTTATGATAGCAAGAATTGAATCAAACTGCACGACTGGCGAAGTAAAATACTTTGACGAAAATGAAGTTGAGATTGATCCTAATTCAATTTCAACAGGCTCAAGTTAAGGCATAAATGACCCTAACTGAAATCGCCCAATACGCAGGCGAGAAGATCGGCAAGACCGATGCCGATACGCTTACCTTCCTGCAAAAGTCAGCCAGCCTAAACTACAGGCGGGTGTGGAACTTTGCTGCTTGGCGCGAGACTGTCACCACCTCCACCTACTCAGTCGGCACGGCCAGCAGGACTGTTTCCCTTGGCTCCAACGTGGAGAATCCTCTTTCGGTAGCTTACAACGATGCCGAAATTCAAGCGATTGATTTGGCTACCATAGTTAGCCAAGACGCTAATTTGCTAGATGAGGACACAACTGGCACGCCTGCTTTCTACTATTTTAAGGGGCGTAACACCGGCGGAACTGCCGAGCTAGACCTCTACCCCAAACTAGACACCACCAGCACCAACACGCTCTTAGTGGTGCAAAAGCTCCAGTGCCTAACCCGCACCAACCTAGTCGTAGATTTCCCTCCCTCTACCAACGCCATTGCCGACGAACTACGCTTACCTCACGTCAGTCACGTTGTCTTAGCCTTGACCCACGCTGATGCCTTGGAGCGGGAGCGGCAGTACGGCAAGGCGCAAGTTGTCACGCAGGCCGCCAACGCTGACCTTGCGGCGATGGCCAATTACGAGTTGTCCCAGGTAGGCGGGATGAAACAGATTACCCCAGTTGGCTTGGGCGATTTAGGCATCGAAGAGATTATCTAACCGCTATGGCGTATTTCATAGATGCCACCGACGATGTGTTGGCGTTTGATGGTATCCGCTCCTTTACTGGCGGACAAGCCAGCGGACTCCAATCTGACCAGTTAGCCCAGAACCAAGTACAAAGGTTGGTCAACATGACCCTTTCCCCAAAGGGCAATCTGGAGACTCGGCGCGGGGTAACTAGCTTTAATACGACCGCTACATCTCAGCAAGGATCAATCGGTGGGATGGCTTACTACGATACTACTGGTACGGAAGACTTGGTTACTGTAACCCAAGGCAGGCTGTATACGATTAACGCTAATGGCGCGGCTGACATTCATCCAGCCGACGAAGTTTGGGGAACGATTGTTGGCACTTGGGATTCTGTCGTTGAACAATGGGCAGACGGCTACAGCGTTGATCCAGATTCTAAAGTTTCAATGGCACAGTTTAACAACAAAATGTTTCTGGCGGATGGCGATGACGATTTACACTTTTTTGATGGCAACATTGTCCAACGGCAGGGTGGTAAGGTAAGGGCAATAACCATCACAACCGCAGGCTCTGGATATACCAGCGCGACTGCCATTATTACAGGACCTAACTGGGGCGGGGAATTGCCTACTTTAATTACCAACGTAGCTGGCGGAGCGGTCACGGGGGTGGTGGTAGTCAATGGCGGTTCTGGCTACGGCTACACGCCTACGGTTACGATTATTGGCAACGGCTCTGGAGCTACGGCTACGGCTACGACCAGCCCACCTCCCCAGGGCTTGCAGACGATTGTCAATGCTGGCAACAGGCTATTTGGAATTGGCACTGAGCAGAATAGGAACACGCTCTACGCCTCAGACATCCTCGATCCTTCCGTGTGGGATTTGACAAACAGCGTGATTATTAACGGGGATGACGGCGATGAGATAACCGCCATTACCCCCTACTACGAGAACAGGATTATTGTTTTTAAGCGGCGCAGGATATTCCAAGTCACCATCCCGCCCGACATGACCAGCGCGGCTGATTGGACCATATCGATCATTTCCAATAACATCGGGTGTGTGGCTGGGGCTACGGCCATTCAGGTCAATAGCGACATATTCTTCTTGTCCGACGATGGCATCAGATCGCTGGTTCGGTCTGCCTCAGATGACTTTACCTCGGTTGGACTGCCCATATCGGAGGTGGTCAAGGATGTAATTCAAGAAATCAATACCGCAGAGATTGGAATTTGTACGGCTGCATTTTACGATAACCGCTATCTGCTGGCCATTCCTACTGCTGCCAACGACTTTAATGACACCATCTTGGTCTACAACACAACCCTCGGTGCTTTTGAGGGTACTTGGACTCCGAAGGTAATGCAGTTTGCTTTGACAAATTTCCAAGACGAGGGGTTGCGGTTAATGATGAAATTGACCACTGGCCAGATCAACAAGTACAGCGGGTACAAGACACCAGCTCAAACTACGTCAGCAGATTATGTGGATTTTGGCATCCAATCCAACGGTACAAGCGTTGGCACGTTTGATTACATTTCATCCGTCCGCACCCGCGACATGGACTTTTCTGATCCATTCGCACAGAAACATGGTAGCTATTTTGAGGTTATCTTTGACGATTCTTTTTCCAACAACGCAAACATTGCTATTCAGCGCGACATTGACGTTGGCGACATTGACGTACAACCCAACCTAAACATTTCCAGCACCGTGTTGGTATTGCCTTTTGTCCTGCCCGCCATTCTGCCCACATCGGTAAAAAAGCGCGTAGCCAGCGATTTGCGTGCATACGAAAAGTGGCGGCTTTTGAATATCAGCGTATTTTCTGAAGCAAACAAGATGGCGATTAGGCAAATTACCGCCGCCGCCAACCCCGATACCATTGAGGTGCAAAAGACGATATGACGGCTGTTGAGTACATTGAGGAGAGTGGCGTGCCGGAGTCCATGTGGCCTAACCTGGCTGAGTGGTACGGCTGGTTCGAAAAGCAAGGCATGGTTGGGGTGGTTAAGGATGGGGAGGAGATAGCTGGGGTGGCTTTGGCTAGGTGTCTAAAGGATGGACAAGAGCCTAAGCATTATGAGCATACTGAAGATGGTGAGAATGTGTTTGTGGATTTGACTATCTCCTCAAAAGGTGCTAAATCCTTACGATGCTTGCTGTTGTTGCTTTGGCAACGCTTCGGTCCTCGCAAGCGGATCACCTTTAATCGTTCTGGCAAACCAAGGAGTTATGACTATATGAGTTTTATGCGAAAGGCTAGGGTTTAACACCATGGGTGGATCGCCTTCTATTCCCTCACCGCCCCCTCCGCCCGATCCGGCGGCGGTCGCACAGGCTAATGCTGCTGCCTATCGGATGAACATTGATACTTACATCGAAAAAGCCCCAGCGATGGCAGAGCTTGAAAATAAGCTTCGTCTGCAATATATGCCAGCCCAGCGTGGCCTAGAACGCCAGCTATCAGCCCTAGACCAGCAGGCAGGCGTGCAGGCTGGGATGCAGTTAGAGCGTCAATACGGACCACAGCGTACCCTAGAGTCGCTTCGCAGGCAGTATGAGACTAGCCCCCAAGCGTATGCTTT